AAATAATTGAGCAAATTGACTTCGTGCAAACAGAGAACCGCGAACTGAGAGAAATGTTGTATGCCCAGCAAAAAACCATCAATGAAATGAACATTATGCTTTTAAAATTGTTCTCCTCTCAAAGCCAACTGCAATCAAGCCAACCGCAATCAAGCCAACCGCAATCAAGCCAACCGCAATCAAGCCAACCGCAATCAAGCCAACCGCAAGAAACTGTTGTGGATGAGCCACATCAGGATGAGCCACATCAGGATGAGCCACATCAGGATGAGCCACATCAGGATGAGCCACATCAGGATGAGCCACAGCAGGATGAGCCACAGCAGGATGAGCCACATCAGGATGAGCCACATCAGGATGACATGGATGATGGTGAATGTGCAGAGGAAACCGCAGAGGGTGCAAACATTGCACTTGAAATTGTGGACAAATCCGCACGATGAGTCCTTCGTTAAATTTATATGAAATTATTGTAGCATATAAATAAGCATTTAAACGTAGAATATCAGTTCCACTCATATTGAATGCAATCCGTGTTTGCTGTGTTAATATTTTGCGTCGTATTGTTCCTCTACTTGCACATTTATTTTCATTTGAAGACCAGCAATGACCTGGAAGTGTATGAAATAGACCAGCCGTCCAAGGACAAATTGGAAGAAGTGTGTGATTTGCGGCAGCCCGTGCTGTTTGACTACGCCAACGACCGGCTCATGGAATCGTGCACGCTGACCGCGATCCGAAGCACGTATGGCGCATTTGACGTGCGCCTTCGCAATGTGAAAGACACCGCCGATGAAGCCGACGCAACCGACTTGTACGTGCCGCTGACCCTTCACACCGTGGCCGAGACATTCCGCGGCGACAAAGAGTCCCGTTACATCAGCGAAAACAACGGCGACTTCTTGGAAGAAACCGGGCTCGTGAAAACGTTCAAATACAACGACGCATTTTTGCGCCCGCCCATGGTGTCCAAATGCATGTACGATGTGGTGTGTGCATCGCCGGGCACCCAAACGCCGCTGCGTTACGAACTGAATTACCGTAACTATTATTTGGTGACGCACGGCACCATCAAAATTCGGCTCATTGCCCCGCACGCCAGCAAGTACCTGTGCCCCGTGTCCGACTACGACAATTTTGAATTCCGTTCGCCGGTGAACCCGTGGCAAATACAAGCGGAGTACCGTGCCGACTTTGACAAAGTTAAGACCATGGACGTGGAACTACGAGCAGGCCAAATTATTTACATTCCGGCGTACTGGTGGTGCAGTATGCAGTTCCCATCGGATGGAATGTGCACGCTGTGCTGCTTCAAGTATCGCACCTACATGAACACGGTCAGCATAACAGACAAGCTGTGCATGTGGATGCTGCAGCAGCAAAATGTGAGACGCGATGCGATTGAAAAGAAAATAACTGCTCATGCAGCTCATGCGCCGACCAATGCGCTTGATGCGACAAGCAATGTTGCTGCCGATCCGCCGAACAAGGCCAGCGAATGAAGTCCAACCATTCACAGGTTACTTCGGATTGCATCCAGTTCGTGCATAAATTCAGCCGCAGTGAATCTAGTTTCAATGGGACACAATGTGCGCTGAAATAGAGCGCGAACCGAGTCGTGTTTGATTTTGTCAAAATAAGAGGCATTGATGTGTCCGCCTTCGTCCTCAAAAAAATCGTTAGGGTATTCCTTGGGGTGACAAATGCACTTGCACAATGTGAGCATTGTGAAAAACAGCAGCCCCAATGACCAAACGTCGTGTTCTTTGTTGTTTTTCGCCCAGTGGTAGGAATCCGCGGATTTTGTCATTTTTTTGCATCCATTGCCGGTTTCCGGCGCGCAATACGGTTTGGTTCCACCGGTTCCTTCGCTAACGTTGTCTGCACCCGACATTCCGTAATCAATAACATAAAGTGTTAGGCAATCCGTTTGATCCATGTCAACCAGGTGCTTGCCGTTCCCGTTCCCGTTGCCGTTCCCGTTCCCGTTGCCGTTCCCGTTGCCGTTCCCGTTGTGCTTGATCAAAAAGGCATCGTCCGAATTGGTGTTGGAATCGGTGGTGGTGTCCGAATCCGAATCCGAATCCGAATCCGAATCCGAATCAGTTCCAACGTTCGAACCATCCCGAGTGGTTTTGACAACCAGCGTGTTTCCGGGTTTAATGTCTCCGTGCACTATGTTGCACGAGTGCAAATGAACCAGCGCTTTTGCCATTTGCGCGCACAGGTGCAATATCACTGCATCGCTCGGACGATTGCGATAATACCATAAGTCAATGGTCAGCGTGTTCAACACTGCCGGTTGAATGCTGTAAGAAATGTGATGAAATATGGTGCGCTCATTGCATGGTATTTTATCAATGCTGTTGATTTGAACGCATATGGGCACCACTATGTGGTGCTTGGTGTCAACTCCAACCGCATGCCCATGTTTCACCAACTGAGACACCGCATATTGCTCGGAGTGTATCTGAGAGTTGTCAAACGCGTGTTCCACTCGCACCATGAAATTTCGCATCTGAAACATGCCTATCAATTTTCGCATCTTAATGAAGAGGTCGTGTGTTACGCCGGGATCATGCACGTTGATGTCGCTTGTGTCAATCATGAGGCCTGATCGTCGTCTGCTTTTTTCAATTATTTTTATCACGTCAACCCTTTGCAATTCATACGATCTCACATACCGTCTGGTTGGATCTGACAACAAGCACAATTGCTGAATCATTCCAATCAATGCCGCCAACGTTGAACGAACATCATCCGAATGCGCGGATGCCTTCCATTTTTCAATAACGGCAGTTTCACTTGATTGGTATGTGAAAAGGGTGTTCGCGAGTGTTAAGGGGTTCGCAAATATCCGCGTGTGTGATGCGACGGGTGCGACGCATGGTTCAGGGGCGACGGGTGCGACGCATGGTTCAGGGGCGACGGGTGCGACGCATGGTTCAGGGGCGACGCATGGTTCAGGATCGGGACCAGGCATGCCATAGTTCGTCTCGGTGTTAGTGGTTGGTTTGGTCATGATGTTGCGAATCATCAGCTTTATGTGTTTGAACATATAAATGTAATTGAGTTTATAATGTCGTCGTGTGCATGCTTCACTTAAATATCCAAATGGGTTTATATTGTTTAATTTGGTAAAAAATATAAATGAAAGACAGTATATACCAACATCTGTGGTCCAAGTCATGTCCATTTGCGAATCAAAGTTATTCAAAAAGGCATTGGAAAATGAAAACAATGCGTTGATATCCACGTTGAACACGCGCAAGATCATTGCAGAAAAACAGCATTTCTTGCGAAAATTGGGTCTTCCGTCCGAAGTGCTGCAAGACTACATGGTGAAGCTGAGAGATTATCGTCACGTGGACGACTTGAACGGCGTGATGCACGGGTCATACATTCGTTGGATTGATTTGAAAAATCCGGAACGTCTCACGCTTGCCCGTGGAGCCATCATTTGCGACATAAAAATCGGGCAAAAGGGTGTGTTGCTGTTGTGCAAAACGCATCCCAGCCCCGCCATGTTTCACGTGAGCATGGATGAATCTCTCATTTTTCAACGCCTCACACAACAAGAACGAATCATATTGGTTGCAATGGATTATTTGGACACGGGCAACCAAGACGAATACCAAGACACCGACTAACTACCCGCAATCAGGAGGAACCATTACAACCACGCAATCCGAATGATCGCCATCGTCATCATTTGCCATTTCATTCGTTTCAGTGGACCTAGCGTATGCTGCAACCGCCGCGCTCACAACGTAAGCAACCCCATTGCACGTTTTTTTCAACACCCACACGCTGATTTGGAACGCCGCAGAAAATGCAACTTCAGAAATCAAAAATAACATCGGACCTTGAACGCAAAATGCATAACAAATTGTTATATTATTTTTATTTTTTATTTTTAAAAGCGACATTTTTCCGCGTTTTGGACAGCACCTGATGCGAAGCCCCTTTGCGTGCTAATAGCCGCGCCTTCCCCTTGCACGACATGTCAAAAAACTTCAATCCCTTTTTCCCAAACACACTAGCAGTGCAAAGCGCAATCGCATTTTGCGTGCCCGTTTTTTTTTCCACGGCCTTGATGCATTTGCACAACTTGGTGGCCAAAATGGTCTCCGCTTGATGTTTAAGCTCATGGCTGCTTAAATGTTCAAACGGCAGTTTGTAATACGAGAGAATTTTCTGATAATCCGTTTTGGTCATAGACGACGTGCTGCTCATACTGATGTTCAATGATTGAGTAACTGTCCTAAATGTTCATCAACCGCCTATTAAACAATGATAAAAAAAATGCGACCCCACGTCATCAAAACCCCACGTCATCAAAAATACTTGCAAAAATTAATATAAATTCATTATAGTTGCATTTTGGTAAGTGTTACACAAATACAATAATTAGCACAACCCGCAATTAGCAGACCACATGGCATCCGCATCGCGATCATCGCTGTCAGCATTTTTGAATCGGCTGCATCTGAGTGGAAACAAAAGCAGGGTTGTGGTGCTTGATGTGGATGAAACCATTGGTTACTTTGTGGAACTGGGGATTTTCTGCGACGCGCTCACCCGGTTTGCATGGCACAATGACGAGACCATGCAATACACCCATTTCAACACATTGATGGAAGTGTTCCACGAATTTCTGCGCCCCAACATTTTAGAGCTGCTGCAGTTTTTGAAAATCAAAAAGGAGTCTAAAGAGTGCGCGGGTGTGCTGGTGTACACGAACAACTGCGGCCCTCGCATCTGGGTGGAGCACATCACCAAGTACATTGAGTCCAAGCTGGGCGAGCCGCTGTTTGACCAAATTGTCGCCGCATTCAAGGTGAATGGCGAGGTCATAGAAGTGGGTCGCACCACAAACGACAAGACGTACGAAGACTTGCTCCGATGCACCAAACTGCCACCCAATGTGGAAGTCTGTTTTTTAGACGACCAGCTGCATGCAAAAATGGAGCACGCGCGCGTGTATTACATCAACGTCAAGCCGTACGTGCATCAACTCAGCGTGGAGACGCTGATTGGCCGATTCATGCAGACGCCTGCGCTTCGTTCCACCATTTCGGCCGGCTGCAATGCACCCGAATTGCGCGCTAAAATAATGCATTTCATGCAAAGATTTAGCACAAATTATGTTCCTAAAAATCCTCTGGAACAAGAAGTGGATGCCATTATCAGCAAAAAGATCATGGAGCATTTGAAAACGTTTTTCGTGAAAAAACTGAAGGGCATAAAAAAAACACCCATGTCGCTCAAAATGAAAATGCCTGCCAAATCCAAAACATTGAAACTAAACCGGTTCAAACACAATTAACAACCGCCTTTAGCATTTTTTTTTATCATGTTATGTCATAACCAACCCAACAATGATCAACATTTCCAGTTTGCTCTATCTCGTTTTCCTCTTCTACGTGCTTAGCCCCAACGTGCTGTTGCGCATCCCCCCCAACGGCTCCAAGCACGTGGTTGCTCTTGTGCACGCCGTCGTGTTTGCGGTGGTGTATTACTACTCGTCGGGCTACGTGGGTGCCATGCTCGGTTCTCTTTGAAAACAAACTCCAAATTTAAATTTAAGCAAATTGGTAAATTTAAATTAAACATGCAACATCCCCCGGTGGGTTCACACGGCCGAACGTGTCTTGCGGCGACGGGTTGAACTGTGTTGTTTGGACCTTAGTTGTCCCATTGATGCGGCGCGTCTGCGCGTTGCCGAAATGTGACCGGACTTTTTGGGCAGGTATATGACAACATTTTGGTTGGGGTTTGAAAAAATGGATTTGTACTGATTCAATTTGGCGCGAATTTTTTCTTTGATGCTGGACATGGTTGAGGCGCGTTTAGGAGAAACTCTTGACATTTTTGTCAATCCAACACTGGCATATGTCTTTGATTTGTTGGACTGTGATGGTTTTTGAAACAATCCGGATTCTGCTCGTGATTGTGCGCGTGATTGTGCGCGTGATTGTGCGCGGGATTGTGCGCGGGATTGTGCTTGTGATTGGCGACCACCCATCTTGCCTTGGACCTTATGGGCTTTCAATGCATCACTTAATGTGGTTGGCCCAATGTTGGGAAGCCCGCCAACATCAATGCAAGTGCATGGATTTGCGGCAAACCATTCGCGTTGAAGTTGCATGGCCGCCATTATGCACCCAGGAAACTCTTGTGGAAACATCTGTTCCGGTGGACTTAAAAATGCAGCAGCTCCAACATGAACCACATGCCACAATCTCAAAAATGAACGTGGAACTTGTTTGGTTGCTTCCATGTGTTGTGAAAATTCATCGGAAACCCACATTTCTGGAAAATCAAAAACTTCGTTTGTAGCCGTTTGCGCCACAAATGGAACCTCTGTTTTGCCACGTGCAGTCAATGCCGTCATGTCGGGCGTTGAATGAGTCGCCGCCGAATTATTGACAATTACGCAAACATGTCTTGCAACATTGAATGTTGACACAGTTGTGGTTGGTGCCACTATTGCACCATAATGAACCGGAGCAATCATTGGCCCTGGTCTCACCATGCCGTCTGGCATGCTGAACAACAATGACAATGAAGATACCCGAAAATTTGCAGTCAAATCATAATGAAATGCAACTTGACCGTGAGCTCGTCTAACGTAAAAATCAATCACCATGCTATGCTCCGGGCATGACGTGAAATTATCGCCAAACTTTCCATAAGTGAATGCCATTTGAAACAAAATATTTTGCATCAACCTCATTTCAATCTCTGGAGTAATCAGTTGGGCATATGATCCATCATCCAAATATGTTAAAGATACTTCATTAGGAAGAAGGTTTAATACTGCATGATTTATTTTTTGTTTCACACAAGTGCCGTTTGCAACGTTCAATGTGTACAAATATGGCAATCGGAATAAATCGGGTATACTTGAATCCCGATTCAAATCATCCAACATGTTGCAAACAGATCCGGACAACTCCTCCGGAGTTTTAAAACGCGCTGCAACCACCGTTTCCAAAGGACAATGTGCCAAGTTCAAATTGCCATGGATGTGCACATTTTGCATGGTTTGCAAAAATTCCGTGTTAATTTTGAGGACATCAATTTCCATTAAATAATCGGTTACATCATTTTTAACAACCGTCATGTTTGCTCCCAACATCAATCTACTTGTCAATGAATCGGTTTGATATGAAGTCTGAACATTCCATGCAAATCGTTCAACCCCCATCGGTTCATACACACAAAAGAGTTGTGAATTTGCATCATTTGTGACGGGAGCGATAAGTTTGAAACCATGAGGATCTGAAGGAAACATCATCACCACTTTTTTTTCTCTATCGGTGGATGCACGACTCAATCGGAATGTCAACCGAATGATTTTAGAGGGGTTCAATGCAAACACCAAACCCTCCCCGATGTCATTCAATGAGTAATCAGTGTCACGCGTCAAACTGGACACGGGAACAAATCCGTTGCAAGTTAAAACCTTCATCCGAGCTGAAACTGGTTGTGGATACACCGTACCGGGAGTCAGTTGTTGATACTCATTGTCACCCTCTTGAATGAAGATGCATGGGGCACTTGGAACATCTACTGAAAACGATTTACCATGTTCGCTGGAAGCTCCTGCAGAGACAATGTTGCATTTTAAATGATTGACCAAATAATTATTCCTCAATTCCAGTGGAGTTGGAAACCGAGTGACAACTGTGCTGTTCTTCATATGTGCGAATATGCCATTTTTACTGGCAATGTTCAGATTTTCAATGAAATCAATTCCTTGTATGTGCCCGCTTTCAAGAAGTTGTTGCATATATAAAGAATGCTCCGCTGGACATGCATCCACAACTTGTTTCGGGTCCGTCGGACTGGACGAGAGTCTATTGCAAAAAAAGAAGAAACTAACACCATCACGAATGATTTCGATGATAGTTTTCGGTATTTTTATACCCGACATATTGGCCAATCCGTGTTTATATTAGATGCTTTGTTGTATATATGATTGTATATTATATACAATGACATAAATAAATTTAGGTTTATGGCATTGAATTGATTCCACATTCTTAATTTCATTCCACATTCTTAATTTCAGTTCGGGTGGAATTGTTGAACACGCGATTGGCTAAATTGAAGCAATCTGGATTCACAGGTTCAAACTTTTCGGTTCTGAACAACAGTGGATGAGTTTGCGTGATTTCACGTGAATCAATGCGAACATTGTACAAGTCACTTTTGGATGAAGGCACGTATTCCGATTGGTCGCATTTCTGCATTCCAAAAAATTGGTTGCGCAGCGTGGATTCCACGTTAACTGCCGTGGCATAGCCAGACCACGGCGCCACTGCGCTTCCAGGATTGAATACGTGCTCCGGATTGTAAACCGGATAATTTGCAAGCGGCACGGTGGCTTCTTTGCGCTGGTCCAAAATGGGCATGACCGCGTACTTGGTCAAGACGGGACGCGCACACATTTGGGGCTGAAGTGGTGCTGAAGGAATGTTGCGATCACGCATGCGACGACTCAGCTCTTCGGTGCGCTCTTGTTGGCAATACGCCACCCCTCTGGCAACGCCATAAAATGGTTCATGAATGGGCAGTCTTGATTGCTGTTGCTGTTGCTGTTGCATTGTCATCTGTTTTGTATTGTAATACCATAATATTTATATTTTTTGAACAATCATTTAAAGAGTTTAATGTGTTAAATTATTATCACGTTCATTCATATATATCATGTGCGGCATTTTTTATTACGAGTCAATTGGGCATGGCTCCGACATGCGCATTCCCATGACCCTGTTGCACACGCTGCAATCCAATTTTGCTAAAATCTCTCATCGTGGCCCGGACAACAGCCGTTTTGTTGTGGCTGGACAGCGTTGCATCGGGTTTCATCGCTTGGCCATCAACGGTTTGGCCTCAAACGGTGATCAGCCTTTCAACATGATGGGATGCGAGCTCATTTGCAACGGCGAAATATACAATTACAAGAAGTTAATACACAAGTACGGATTTGACCACGCATACGCAAGCGGGTCCGACTGCGAAGTGATCATCCACTTGTACCGGCTGTTTGACGGCGACATGTGTGCCACGTTGAGGGAGTTGGACGGCGTGTTTTCGCTGGTTTTGATTGACCGAGAGCGCGACTTGGTGCACATTGCGCGCGACCCGTTCGGGGTGCGGTCGCTTTACATCGGCACTTCCAGCGACTACGATCGCGACATTTCGGTTGCCAGCGAAATGAAGGCGATGCAACACTGCGACCAAGTGGAGCAGTTTCCAGGCGGGTGCTACATGTCGTTGTCCAAGCAACAGTCCGACAATGCAACCAATGCAACCAATGCCCGGTTTGATTCGCATGTGAAGCCCTATTACGCGGACCTTTGTTTGGACGAGACCCAGGATGTGCCGTACCTTTACAATTTCGGCACGGCGATTTTGGATGACGACATCAACGCGTCGCCTGCACAATTGGAAATGTGTGCATGCGCATTGATTCGCAACTCGTTTGAATTAGCGGTGTGCAAACGGCTCATGAGCGAGCGCCCCGTGGGCTGCCTGCTGTCCGGCGGATTGGACAGTTCCATTGTCACCGCGCTGGTGGTGAAGCACATGCCACCCGGAACGGTGGTGAACACGTATGCGGTCGGCTTGGAGGGGTCGGTGGACCTGAAGTGGGCGCGCCGTGTGTCTGAGGAGCTGGGAACCCGGCACCACGAGGTGTGCTTGACGGAGCAGCAGTTTTTGGACGCCATTGACGCCACCATTTACCAGATTGAGAGCTACGACACCACCACCGTGCGCGCGTCGGTGGGCAACTACTTGGTGAGCAAGTACATCTACGACAACACGGACAACGTGGTGATTTTCTGCGGCGACATGAGCGACGAGATTTTCGGGTCGTACCGCGGGTTCACCAAGGCGCCCAGCGACCACGAATTTGCCCGGGAGAATGTGCGCATGGTGCGGGACGTGCGCTACTTTGACCTGCTGCGATCGGACAAGAGCATCAGTGGCGCCGGGCTGGAGGCGCGCGTGCCCTTTGCCGACAAGACGTTCCTGGAATTCGTCATGAGCCTGCCGCCGTGGATGAAGCGGTTCGGCGAAGGGGCCGAGCATGCGATAGAAAAGCACCTGCTGCGCAAGGCGTTTGGCAGCCTGCTGTCGGAGGACGTGATGTGGCGGCGCAAGGAGGCGTTCAGCGACGGCGTGAGCGGGCACGAGCGCACCTGGGTGCAAATCATTAAGGAATACGTGGACCAGCGCGTCAGCGACGTGGAGTTCAGCGTTGCAGCCGAGTTGAACAAGCATGAGCACAATGCGCCGTACGACAAGGAGAGCTACTATTACCGAACTGTATTTGAACGTCATTTTCCTGGAAAAGGACGCGCCGAAACCATTCCGTATTTTTGGAGGCACCCGTTTTGCGAGGGCACATTGGACCCGTCGGCGCGGCTACTAAAGGACGTCTATTCGGCCGAGAACCAACGCTAAGTGCGGAGAACCCAGGTTCAGCGGAGTTAAGTGGACTTGAGGTAGCTGATTTTGCACACCCCCTTTTCCAACATCGTGAACCCGTTGGCACGGATGTAGCTGTCCAGTTGCTCCATGTGAGGGTATTGATCAATGTCGTCAAACACGATCACGCCGCCGCACGGAATGCGCGTGTTGAAAAACTCAAATTCAGCCCGCACCAGTTGCGTGGTGTGCGGGCCATCCAAAAACACCATTGCGTATTTATTTACAATGCGTTTGCATTCATCGTAAATTGGGATTCCGTCGCAGTACCTTTTGAAAAATTCGGTGTCTTCCAGTGGGAAAAAAAGGCACTCCATGCCCGTGCTGTTGCACAATGCATACAAATTTGCAAGCATTCGGTTTTTCATTGAGTTCGTGTAATCCAGACGTTCCTTTCGGGTTTCAAAGTGTTCGTATTCAATGTTTCCAAAGGGGTCAACGGCGACGTGCGTCTTCTTCTGACCCGTTTTCAGCAGCGTTTCAATGATGAGTTTGGTTCCCCCGCCTGCACGCACCCCGATTTCGCAGGTGAGGCCATCCACGTCCTTGACCCGTTCAACTGCATCCAAGAGAATGTGATATTCGCGCGAGTCCGAATCCATGATGAGTTTTGTTTATATGATTTACCAGTTGCAATTTTTTAAATCCCTATTGCATTTTATTCACAAACGCGCTAAAATGCGGTATATTTGCATATTTGCACATAATATGCAACCACCCAAATCCACAACCTCTCCCGATGAACCTGAATTTAGACCAAGTGGATCACGTGACGCTGGACCTCATGGTGAATCAGCCGCAGTATGAGCGGTATTTGCGCTCCAAAGAAGCCGACCTGAACGGGAAGTTTGAAAAAGCCAAGCGTTTCTATAAAAAACGGATCATGGAAATGGCGCGGGACTTGTTGAAGGGCGAAACAATGAGTGATATTTTCGTGCTGCAGGCATTTGAGGCGTACGCCAAGGCGTGCATCACCTATTTTAGAAACAAGGACAAGAATGACACGTTGCAAGAAGAGCACATGGCGGAGTGCGTTGCGATAGGGTATCTGCCGCCCATCATTGAAAGCGATGCCAATGTCGACACCGATGCAAACGATGACAGCAATGATGGCGATGACAACGATCATGCAACCCACGATCATGCAATGAATGAGTCGTCCAAACGCAAATTGGAGATACTGTTGTCGTTTGACAAGCACAAGTCCCACACGCCGACGCTGGACACGTACGTGATAAAAATGTCGCCGTCGGCTGCATCAGCTGCGGCGCCCATCATCCCAAAACACCGAGAGATAAATCTGGATGACCCCAAATTCAAAACCAAGGACATTAAGCCCAAAAAGAATGGCCCGAATGGCCCGAATGGCCCGAATGGATCAACCTGACGAAATAAACCTAATTATTTTTATAGTGTAATATTGTAATCGCAATAGTTGCAATTTGCGGACATGAAAACGAAAACGAAAACGAAAACGCGTTCCCGACCCCGCCGCCGGTCTGCTGTCAAACGAACGCGCCGCTCGCAGTTTGAGCGGCTGAAGTGCGGTCCCGTGCAAGAGAATTACTTCACGTGTTATGACAATGACACGCTGCACAAATTGAGGGATGGATGGAATGTGCGGCATCCGGATGTGCGCATTGAAACCAATGATCCAAAAGAAATATGGGCATCGCTGAAAGAACGCATGAAGGGGATGTGTCGCAATGAAGCGTGCTGGATGCAAAAAATCACCGGGGTGGATCCTGCGATTGTGGCGAAAACGAACGGCACGTTTGCCCCCGAGGCTCCGAAGTCATGGACGCATGATCCGGACGAATGGCTCACCAGCGAGGACATTGAGAACGTGATGAAGCAGTACGAAGACAAGTTTCCCACGTTTGAATTTCTGGGACCCTCGCCCAGCGACTACAGCGCCCCCAAGTTAGCAGGGTCGTGCGTGTGGGAAGAGCTCTGCAACTTCAGTCTGAAAAACTACGTGGATTCGGGCACGCACAAAATCGGCGTAATTTTCAACACGGATCCTCACACGGAAGACGGGTCGCATTGGGTGTCGCTGTTCATCAACATGGACAACCACGCGAGTAAAAAGGAAAACAACTACGTCTTCTTTTTTGACAGCACGGGCGACCGGCCGCAAAAGGAAATCCGCGAATTCATCAAAACCGTCACGCAACAGGGACGCTCTCTCGGCATCAATTTCAAGTACCACGAAAACCGAAAACGGCATCAAAAACGCAACACGGAGTGCGGCATGTATGCGCTGTTCATGATTGTGAATTTGATTGAAGGCACGCGCACGCCGCAGGAGTTTATGCGCGGAGACCGAATTCCCGACAGCCACATGTTGGAATTTCGCAATGAGTATTTCAACCGAGGCGGCAGCATTTAAATTTTAGATGATTCGGATTCGGACACCTGCATATTTATTTTTTTCATTTATTTTTATATAAATAAATGATATAATACTACACCAATACCAAATCACACGAACTCAATAAGCGTGCGTGCATAAAATGACAACCTTCACAGACACCAATTTCACCTACAGCGTGTTGTCTGCTGCCAACAAAACGCTTTCCATTGTTGGATTGAATCCGACCAAGTATTCCGCCACCAATCTCAACTGGGGCACATTTCCGACCATTCCTCTCGTTTACGGGGGGTCCAATGTCACATACAATGGCGGTGGAAATTCAGCAAACGCTTACAAAATCACGGAAATTGGCACGTCTGCATTTGAATCCAAAACGTCCTTTTCAAACACGACGCTCACGGCCGCATTTTTGACAAGCAACTTGACGCACATTGGCAACAAAGCATTCATGGCGGTGAAGCTGGTTGGAACTTTGACCATTCCAGAAAACATCGTCAACATTGGAGCCATGGCATTTTACAACTGCACGTTGGTCACCAGCATCGTTATTGGAAAAGTGACAAATTCGGACGTGGTGTCCCACCTCTCGGACTTGGCCGCCGTGTTGAATAAAGAAATTGTGAATCGCAAAAATGCGGACGACTCATTGAACTTGTTGAAGGCCCCCATTGATGACGCCACATTGACCGGGACCGCCATCATTCCGATTGCCAACATGGACACCGCAATCATTGCAACCGCCAATGTGACCGAGGGGGTCATTTCATCTGCGGTCATGCAAACCCCCAACGTTGCAAACCGATTGGACGTTTCGGGCAACATCACATTTTCAGGGGGAAGTGTCACGACGAGCGGCCAATGGGAGTTCACGCTGCGACCCAAGTACAACGACAACGTCATTGCAACCGAGCCATTTGTCAACACCGAAGTGGCAAATCTTGCGGGAGAAACGCTGTCTTCCACACTGAACACATTGTCCGAACTCGCAACGGCCATTGGAAACGATCCGTCATTGGCATCCACGGTCATCAACGGGAACCCGATTTTGATGAGTTCCATTGCGTCTGAAATAAGCTTGCGGAATTCGGCGGTCACGTCGCTGTCCACTGGCTTGAGTGACTCCGCGTCTGCGCTCAATGCAAAAGACGCGGAGCTGAGTGCGGCGCTCAGCACGGAAATCAGCGTGCGAACCGGCGAGGCGACATCCCTGTCTTCGGCGCTCAGCGCTTCGGCGGCTTCATTGGCCATCGTGGATTCCGGGATAAGCACCGCACTTAGCACCGAAATCAGCACGATGATTGGCGCGGTCGCATCGTTGTCCACCGGGTTGAGCGCGTCCACAGCTGCATTGGCCGTCGTGGATTCCGGGCTCAGCACGGCACTTAGCGCCGAAGTCAGCGGCCGTTCGTCCGCAGAGGCATCCCTTTCCAGAACCATGAGCACTGCCCGGTCATCGCTGGTTTTGACCGACTCCGTCATCAGCACCGGCATTTCCACTGAAGTCACTCAACACAGTCAGTCGGTTTCACTGATGTCAATCGCGGTGAGTGCTGCGGCATCGGCGCTGACTGCCGGCGATGTGGCGTTAACCACTGCCCTGAGCGTGGAAGCGAGCACTCGCAGGTCCGCCGTGACTTCGCTTTCCGTTTCAGCTTCTGGCGCCATGTCGCAGCAGCAAACCAGCAATTTGGCCATGTCGGCCGCATTTGTCGCGGAATCCACCGCCCTCAGTTCGTCCGTGTTTTCGTTGTCGGGGTCCACTAGTCTGGCGGGATCGGCGATGATGTCAGTCAACGCCAGTTTAGTGGGCGCAATCTCAGCGGAAATCTCCAGGCGAATCAGCCAGACCGAATCCTTGTCCGTTGGATCCGGCGTTGCAGTTGGTTCGCTCATCGCTGCCAACACCGCATTGAGTTCTGCTCATTCCACCGAAGTGTCGGTCCGAGTCAGCCAAGCCGATTCCGTTTCGGCCGTGCTCAATGTGGCGCTGCCGTCAATTTCAACAGTTGCGGCGGGACTTTCCACTTCGGTCGCAAACGAGATATCCACCGCCACCAGTGCATTGAGCACCGCAATGTCCGGCCTGAAAGGAAATGCCGACAGCAGCCTGGACACGCTGGCCGAAATTGCGGCCGTGTTGAACACCAACCCCAGTTTGACACAGATTGCAACCGTGATGGCCGACATAACGGCCACCCAGAATGCGCTTTCCACGGAAGTCGTTGACCGCGTGAGTGCAATCGCGTCCGTTTCGTCGGCACTGAGTTCTGCGGTCGTTTCGCTGTCCACGGCGGATGCAAGTGTCAGCACCGCATTGACAGCAGAAGTCAGCACATTCAATGCATCCATCGTGTCGGTGCAAACCTCGCTTGCCAATGCAACAACTGGCACGAATGCTAAAAATAGCACGCTTTCCACCGGCCTGTCTTCTGAAATTGGCGCACGCGCGGCATCCCTCACCGCAATTGGAAACGCGCTTGCAACCGCATCCACGTCTCTTGCTGCGGCGGACACAAGTCTCAGCACTGCAATCTCCGCCGAATCGGCAAACCACGCGGTTGCACTCGTGTCATTTTCCACGTCTTTGATCGCGGCGAATTCGTCGTTGGCTTCCATTCATGCGCTGATGAGCACGAGCATTTCGGCCGAAAACGGGGCGCGCGATGCGGCCATTGCGTCGGTTGCATCGGTGCTGGCCGCATCCGCGGCAACCACGCAAACCGCCATCAATGCAACGTCCGCATCCATTGCGGCGGTTTCGTCTGAAGCCGCGCTAAAAACCACCACTGCATATTTGAGCGCCCAAATATCAACCCTTGTCGGCGGCGCACCGTCCACGCTGGACACGTTCGCCGAGATTGGCGCGGCACTGAACAATGAAAACAACTTTGCAGGATCCGTGACAACGGTGCTGGGAAACAAGGCTGCTGTGACAGACGTGACCACGCTTTCAACCACACTTGCGCTGAAGGCGAATCAAACCGATTATTCATTGCTGTCATCTGTGGTCGACACAAAGGCCGCCAGCTCGGCCGCCGAAAATGCCAGCGTCAGCATAAACGTGCTTAGCAACTCACTCGTCGCATTGATCAGCGATGTTAGCACGTTGAAGGTCAACGGCACAGCCATCAATCCAGGAACCGTTGCGGTGAACAGCATTAGTTTGACCGACCTTCAGGTTTGGACCAAGGAACTTTACACCAAACTGGCATTGACAAATCCAAACGGAACCATCAATGAAAAGCTGGTGCCTCTAACAAATCCGTCGTTGGTGAGCAGCACCCTTGGGTTTGAATACGACGCCAACCGTGAAGTCACCAAGGTAACGCATTTGATCACGGTGCAGTTTGACAAGGCACAAACAAGCGCAACGATCACGGGTGGGGTTGATAATTTGACAACGACGGTGAGCAACATGGTGCTGAATGCCAGCTCACACTATGTATTCAGTGTCCCGTACATTGGAAACACCGCTTACTACACGGCAAACAAGAGACAGGTCAACATTGTCGCTCTGGACACGCAATACCGAATGGCGCCCTTGATGCCGACCGTGATCGTGAGTGCACCTGATGCAACGGATGCCGTTTACAAGCATGCGATGCCCACAGTCACTAATAAAACAATCACAGTAAGTTCACCCTACTTGTATTCGGTTACCAATCCACCGGCTCGTTATCATGCCGAAAACTTTCCATACCTTGGCAGCATGGCGTCGTGGGACATGTCCATTTATTTTAAAATAACGAGCGGTTCGGGCACTTACAGAGCATTGGTCGCTTCATTCTACACGAATATTGATACTTCGGGTAGAAGTTGGGGTGTATTTGTTGACAGCGCAGATAAAATTTTCTGGGCATGGAAAACTATTGATGTAGGCACAGCAATGTCAGTGCAATATAATGTGAACTACTATCTCAAAATAACCAAAACAACAACTACTATTCGGTTTGATTTGAAAAATGTTGATGATGGCACAACCCAAACCCACACAGCAAATCATTCAAATCCTTCAATGGGAACGAATGAGCCGGTGTCAATTGGAGGATGGTTGACGACACCCATAGATACTGGTGCAGTCGTTGCTGGAGTGCATGTTGGTTTATACAAAAACACTTCGGATTACAACACGCCTTCTACATCCGGAATAAATGTTTATAGTTCGTCCGGCACATACAGTGCGACCGTAACAACACCAGGCGCAGGAGTGTTTAATGCTGCGTCATCATGGTATGATGGAAGTCAATTGGGGACAACTATTATGAAAGTGTCTGCCGCAGGTGACTCCTCCAAACGTGAAAGTGATCTCATACATGTGAGTGGTGAAGATGTGGCAAGTCATGAAACCCCTGTATTGAATGGAAGCGTTGTTTACAGCGGAACCATCGCAACTGCAACCTACGCCCTCGCATCAAATGTCACCAAAGTGAGTGCATTCACCAAAACAAATGACATTGGTCCGATTGTGACGGGCATTGCAACGCAATATGCGAAATATGGATACGGTGTGGAACAATCTGGAAATTGGTATGGTAATTGGGTTTACAACACACCGGGTGTGCACAATGCGCATTACAGGTTGAGATTTTCAAATGGAATTGTTTCAGATGTCTCATTGTTTTCTAATTCAGCAGTGACAGGAGGATTGACAAACCCTCAAATATCGTTTGCATTGACAAACATTCCTGCGGGCGGCGTCACGGCCATTTTGCAAGGAAGAAACAATGATTTTGCCGGTAATGTTTGGTATGACATCATTGGCAAAACCTTTGCAGTTACGCCATCCACTCCCGTAATTAAATTTGGCGGCGATACCAACCAATTCGTTAGTTCTCCTGCAATGTTTCCCGTAGACACCGTGGTTGTGTCGTCCGCAACAGTCACAACGCCCGGAACCATCACGCTTGCAATCCCTTACACCGCCGATCACGCTGGTACTAGATCATTTTACGTTGTTGCAGATGCTGACACAACCCGAAAACGAAGCGCGGCGTCGGCGCTGCAACCATTTCAAATGTGATTAATAAATACTCCGCTTGGGGGTCGTTAATGAACCATTCATTTTGTGTGCATTTTTTAAAATGAACTCACCATGACACTTCCAGCTAATTGTATGCCCAATCCGTGTTTGTGGCATCACGCACTGCCACTTCTGCATTTGTCCATGCCGAATTGGCAGCGTTTCTTACTTTGACATCAATTTTCGTCCAGCCAGTATTTGTTGGGTTTCTTACACTAACTATGTTCGCTCTTCCATATTGCGCCAGAACGGCAGTGCTTTGTTCGCTAGCTGGAATTGAACCCGCATTTTCGGCCTGATATGCAATGCACAAATCATTCATTGTGGCGACCTTAAAATAATATCTTTTACCCTGGGTCAATGTGACACCTCCTGAAAAGGTCGCAGTGTATTGATACGTTGTGCCTGAAATTAGGGTTCTTGTTATAGCAGTGTCTGCCCCTAAATAATTGTATGTTCCTCCAACAGTGGTTGAATAAAAAAATCGCACATAAACAACCAGACCCACTGTGGCCGACACAAGACTCTGTGCTTCATTGCTTTGACATGTGATACTAATTCCAGTGGCAGTTGTTGTAATCGCCAAATTAGTGGGTTGTGGCGGACATGCATTATACGTAATAAACCCCATCAATGATTGAGTTGTCTGTGTGATGGATGCACCCGATATATTGCCTGTTCCGGCATTTACCGTGCTACTAAATGCGGATATGTACACATTTTGTCCGGTCTGACCAGTGGTTCTAGCAAAAATATTCCAATGTGTTCCAGCTGATGGAGCTGCAAACCCCGTTCCAAATGTTGTACTAGCAGTGGTTAACGTCAATGTGTTTCTAGAATTTACAATGGTAAATGTGGTTGCTTGAACGGATGGACCAGTGGTTGGAAAAATTGCGGTCGCACCACTGGTTTGAAGTCCGTTTGTCGTGTAAGAACCCATCAGATATGTTCCTGCTGAGTTATATAATTTTAAATATGCGATGCCTGGTCTTTGACCAAGACCATTTGGGTTTCCACCAGCAACGGTCAACGTTATAGAATATGGATACCACACATAGGCGGGCGTAGGAGAAGCGGCAACCGCATAATCCCATGTTCGGTTTGCATCTGGACACACGGTGGTTCTAGTGACCACGAAGAAACTATGATTTCCATTTAAAGGATTTGCATCCCAACTAAACCCATCTTGATTTGTCTTTGTTTCAAGTGCAGCCACAGTGGTGTATTGGCTGGTTCTGGATACGGAATAAACTGGCATTTTATATATAAAATAATAACATTTTAACTGATTTAACCCAATATATGTTTTAAAATTTTGTAGTAAGTTAAAATATGCCATTAATACAAATGTCATATTCTAATTATTCTAATTACAACGCGCATTTAGCCAATCGCGCAATTTGTTGTTGCAACTATAATACTGGTGGCAGTGGTACTGGCGGAGCCACGGTGCAACGCAGGGAATTCAAGACATTCAAGGCATTGCATGCGCCACAGGACGCACGCACGCATGCTCAAATCCAATTCCACACCAGGTCGGTGCACAAGTAGATGCGCCGACGATTGCGAGCGCGCAAGGCCGCAAAGAACGGCACGTGTTCGCACACCACCGGGAAGTTGTAGCCCGAGTTGTGGAAGTAAAATATTTTAGTGGATTTTGATGTCGGGTTAACGGCATCATGGGGGAACAAGTAAATGCCGACCGATGCGCCGTTTACGATCGTGTTGGAAAACGGGGGAATGGAGTACAGCGCCTCGTACTCCGCGTTCATTTCCGCCGTGGGCACTGCCGAGTAACGAAGTGGTTTCAAAGGTTGGTCAAGACCAAGGGGGTCGTGGGAGGGGCGCATGCCCCCCATAATGGCGTCCCAACGAAAGATGCACATGCCGTTGAACCCCGACAGAATGGGAACGTACGGCAGCCGCGCAGGGTTTTCCCGCATTTGACGGTTGAAAAACATCATGTTGTTGTGGACCGCGGTCTGCATGTAGTACTGATGATGCCCCGACCAAAATGCGTCGCGCGTGATTTCGGGCCCAAATGGAAACTGCGAATCCCGATACGCGTACGTGTCATAAATGTGACCCATGGAATTCAGGCCGTTGCACACGAGCGCATCAAACCCTTCGGGATCGCGCGCAATGCAGCGCAGCACGGAATCTACCGGGAACGGCACGGGGTTGTCCATGTCAATCATCACAACGTACTTGGCCAATTCAAGAGTGGGGTCCGATTCCAGCATGCCAATCAACTTGTTTCTAGCAAATGCAATGCGTTCCATGCGGCATGGTTGATTGTCGCACGTGCGAGCCACGCACCGGCTCAGCTCTTCTTCCAGCGTGAACTGGTCGCACTGCACTTTCACTTGCCCTGGGGCATCGGATGCCCACTTCATTAATTCGGTGGCCGTGCCGTCGTCCGAGTTGTTTTCATAAAATACGGCCCAACACGGCACCCCGGATTTTTTGACCAGTTCTTCAAATGCCGCGCGAATCACGGGCAGCGTGCTGGACACGTTCTTGCATACCCCGCACAAAATGATGCCGTTGTCGTTTTCGTTCATTGCGTCCACTCCATTTGTTAAATTCAATGCCAATGCCTTTAATTGAATTTAACCGATAAAATGCATATAAAACCATCACGCGCTTAAAAGCAAGTCCAATCATGCAATCAAAAACAGTAGTGGATAGCGCACAAAACAAAGAGCTTCTGTGGTCAACGCTGCAAGAATCCGGCGCCTTTGCGGGACTCATGCAAGGTCAGTTTCAGCCCGTGCAAGCGGCGTTTGATCGGTCGGTTCAACAAGCGGCAGCTGCAGCAGCGGCAAGCAATGCATCGCTGAGCGACGTGAACAAGCACATCATCCGTGAGTTCGTACAAGCGCTGCGATCGTTTCAAACGCCCCCCCACAATGCAAACAATGCAAACAATGCAAACAATGCAATCAAAAAAAAGAAAATAGAATTGGTTTATCGCTCTGAGGATCTGCAGAACGAGCGTGCCAGTGAATTTGATCGCCAGCTGCGAGAGAAACAGGCAGAAATGGACACGTTTTTAACACTGAAAAAACCGACTGACGTCAATTTCACTGACAAAAACAATGGCGTTCCGGAAGACAAACCGATCGGGGATGAAATGTCGCGACTCATTGCCCAGGAGCTGGCTGCACGAGAACGAGAGCTGGTGCAGCTAAAACCGGAGGACATCAAAAAGGCACAGCAATGGATTGGTGTTTCAAACACAACTGAACCCATCAACAACGGCAACAACTACGGCAACAACAACGGCAACAACTACGGCAACAACAACAACAACTTGGTCCCGCCTCACAAAAAGTCGGTGTCATTTTTAGAGGAAGAGCACGAAATTGAACAATCGGATTTTCCGGCCGATCACAATGACACAGAAATGTTTGAAGAAACGGCTTCCATTTTTTCAAAATTAAAAAAAATAAAGGATCATGTCCAAGCCCCCCCTGTGGTCACACTGCAACAATTGTATGAAAAATTGCTTGAACTTGAACAACACATGAATGCAAATCATGCTGAAATCCTGCGCAAGTTGTCTGCGGTCAGATGATCCCATTGTGTCGGGCTTCACAAGATGTATAAACACATTTAATTTCTAAACCATGTCTCGGGTTAGTGCGTGATTGCATATTTGCCGGGCGCAAGTTCCACGAATTTCCCGACCAGCACTCGGTTGCCGATTCGCAGGTTCTCATAATCGTACACGTCATTGGTGTCAATGTCAATGCCGTACTTCACCCCCTCGTGCATTATTTCCTTGATTCGGATATTGCGCATCTCCTTATTCAAAGGCATCGCTTCGGCGGCGGTTGCTGTTGCTGCTGTTGCTGCTGTTGCTGCTGTTGCTGTTGCCGTTGCAGTGGTTTTGGTGGTTGTGGCCTTGGCCTTTGTCTTGGCTGTCTTGGATTGCTCTTCCGGCACAATCACTTCGTCCTGAATGTTCGGCTCATACGCGAACTTGTTCTCCGGGTTGTCGAACGTGAAGCACTTCAGCGTCTCCTTGCTGCCCGCCTTGGCGTGAATGGCGCAGTCAATCGCCGTCTCTTTCACGCACCGCAGAATGTTGCGGTTGATGTCCTCCTTCCGCTTCGCAATTTCGTACAGTGACTGGTCCGTGGTGATGGGTTCGTCGCTCACGACGCTGGTGTCCCCCTCGCGCAGTTCGCGCGACACCCGCACGTGTTTCAGCGCGGCATTGGACACGTCCACCACCGCCTTCGGATCCGTGGAGGCCAGCAGCGCCTCCTCCC